ATGAATACCGTGGAGCCAATCAGAGATATTGATACCGTCTGGGACATAGCGGATTATCTCGGAGAGACAAGCGAGCGTAATAGGATGATGTTTCTTTTCGGGATATATGTCGGCATCCGGATCAGTGATATTTTAAAATTAAAGGTCAGAGATGTCCGTGATAAAACGCATATTTATATCAGGGAAAAGAAAACCAAGAAGGAGAAACGCTTTCCGATCAATGAAGAACTTCGCCCGGAACTGAACCGATACATCAGAGGAAAGGCAGACTATGAGTGGCTGTTTCCATCCAGGCAGGGGTCCGATCATGTGCAGAGAGTCAGAGCTTATCAGATATTAAATGAAGCCGGTCAGAAGTTCGGGGTAGACCACGTCGGCACTCACACATTGAGAAAGACATTCGGATATCATTTTTATCAGCAGACACATGATATTGTGACTTTGCAGAAAATCTTTAACCATTCATCTATTGAGGTGACTTTTAGATACATCGGCATCTCACAGGATATGCAGGATGCAGCGATTAAAAAAATATCTTTCAAGCGAAGATAATTTTTTTTAAAAGTACAGTTTAACATATTGAAAGTCAATGTATAACTGCTGATAAGTAAAATGAGTTTCTTCCATTAAGTGCGAAAATAAAAAGTAGTTGAACAGAATTTAAAGATATGTATATCTCACCAAGTTGTCATTGTTTGGCAAAAACATGTGTGCTAATATATATCATGAAAGAACTGGAGAAAGCTCCGGTTCTTTTTCTGTTGCTGGGGTTACCAGAACTTCATACCTATGTGCCTTCATAAAAACCGCCGCATGAAAAACAGGGCGGCGGTACTCCTAAAGAAAGGAAGGACAAGCAAAGTGTTAACGAGTTGTCAGTATTGCGGGAGAATTCATGAAAAAAAATATATTTGTGATAAAAAGAGAAAAGCACAGGAAGAAAGGTGGAAAAAGAAGAGGGAGACCAAAGCGTTCCGATTCAGAAAATCATATGAATGGACGCAGAAGAGCAGAGAGATAAGAGAGAGAGACCATTATATGTGCCTGTGCTGTCAGGCTGGATTAGAAAAAACATCTAAGAGGTTTAATACAGAAGAGTTAGATGTGCATCACATCATTCCGATAGAAGAAGACTTTGATCTTAGATTGTCGGATGATAATTTGATCACAACATGTAAGGTACATCACGAGATGTGCGAGGCTGGAATTATCAGCCGAGAACAGCAGATGTCCTTGCTTTCAAAAACCTCGGAAGATGTCGGATTTTTGGTACAGTAGGGAGTACCCCCGGGGGTGTTTCAGTTTTTTGAGACGTCTTTTTATAGACCGACGCCCACCCTTTTTATAAAAAAAATTCCCAAAATGAAGAAAAAGGAGGCAGAGAGCATGGCAAGACCGGCGAAACCGGTAAACGTTATTCAGATGGAGAAAAAGTCTCACAGGACAAAAAAAGAGCTTGCAGTTCGTCAGAAATCCGAACAGGAAATGCTCTCTGGCGAACGAATTGACAAATTTACGGAAGTGAAAAATAACACGAAAGCAAGCCGGGAATTCGACCGTGTTGTCAAGATTTTAGATAGCATCGAAAAGAATGATAAGATGTACGAGACGGTCATTAATCGATATTGTTTGATGCTGGCAGAATGCCGGGAACTGGAAGATTTAAAGAAAACAATCTCCGTAAATATCAAGCATATGATAAAACTTTTTAAAGAAAATATCGTAGCAGAAGCAGAGCCGGAAGCTAAGGCATTATTATATATTGATTTCGCAAGAGAAATCGCTCAGTTATCGAATACGTTGATTAAATATGACAGGGAGATTGAAAAGAAAAGGGGAATGCTGCTTGCTATTGAAAAAGAATCAGGCATGACCATGGCAGCAATGCTCCGGACAATTCCGAAAAAACAGGAGCAGGGAACTAACCCGCTACTGGAGGTGCTCTGCAGTGAATGATGTTAAAGAAAGCAGAGCGTATAAATATTGTGAATGGGCATTAAAAAAAAATAATGATATGGTTCCGCATTATGTGAAATTACAGTGCGAATCATGGAAAAATATCGTTGATGGAAAGGAACCGTCTATCTATGTAAGCAAATCTACTTATAAAAAAATCATGACGATACTGCATTTTATGATACATCCGGATCTGAAAAAACCACTAGATGAATCGCTAGAAGATTACGCCATGTTTTTTATCATTGCTGTGTTTTGCACAAAAATGATAGACCCTGATGATAATGTCGAGGTCAGATATTATAAAACGGCAGTTTTAAAAATTTCAAGAAAGAATTTTAAAACATTCAATGCAGCAGTCATATTTATTATCTTGATGATAATGGAGCCGCGCTTTTCAAGGTTCTTTTCGGTAGCACCGGACTTGAAATTATCAAAGGAGTTACAGATTGCATTAAGAAAAATCATAAAATCGAGTCCGACACTGGATGACAAACTTGACCCGGCATTTAAAACGTTACGAAGCGAAATCCGCTGTAACTGGTCTGAAAGCGAGTATGTTCCGTTAGCGTACAGTGAAGATAAGATGGATGGAAAGGCGCCTGCGGCATTTCTTGCCGATGAAGCAGGTGCCATGGACTCATACCCGGTAGAAGCAATGAGATCCGGACAAATCACACTGATAAATCCGCTTGGAATCATTTTGAGTACGGAGTATCCAAACGATAACAATGTGATGCTTGATGAAGTGGATAAGGGCAAGAAAATCTTAGACGGATTAAGAGAAAATGGAAGAATGTTCTCGCTAATTTATGTTCCAGATGACTATTTGTGGCAGGGAGATATATGGCAGACTGATGACAGGTGTATTTATCAGAGCAACCCTGTTGCCTGCACGAACAAAAGAATTTTTAATGCTATTGTCGAAAAAAGAACGGATGCCATTGCATATGAAAACAAGCGAGAAAATTATTTATGTAAGCACAACAACATTAAATACAAAGGACTTGGTGTTGAGGGATATGTAGAAATCACGAAAGTCAGAAAGTGCAAACGAAAGCGGAATGATGCTTGGTGGAAAGGACGGCGCGTCTGGCTTGGAATTGATTTATCAATGACAGAAGATAACGTCTGCGTTGATATGAAAACTTATGAGGGAACAGACCTTGATAATGCGGTCTTATATACAAAAACGATGGGATTCATCCCGAAAGGAAAAATTGTACAGAAAAGCAAGAAAGAAGGTGTTGATTATGAAGCACTGATAAGAAATGGTGACTGTATCGCCTGTGGCGATGAAGTTATCGATTACACAGAGGTTGAAGAGTATGTGCTGACGTTGGAAGAAAAATATGGTGTGGAAATAATTCAGATAGGATACGATAAATGGAATGCGCTGTCAAGCGTGCAGAAATTTGAGAAAGCCGGTTATGAGTGCGTTGAAATCAAGCAGCATTCCAGTGTTCTTCATATGCCGACAAAATGGCTGAAAGAATGCATCCTCTCAGAACGATTTTTTTATGACGAAAATCTTATGCTGGAGATTAATTTTCAAAACGCGAGATGCACGGAAGATACGAATAGAAATAAATATGTTAACAAAAAAAAGTCTGTGGATAAAGTCGACCAGGTTGTCGGAAACATCAACAGCACTTATCTCATTGAGCAGGAATTGTTATACGGAGCAGACGATTTCCTGATACAGACATAAGGAGGATTAAGGTGGGCTTATTTGGAAAGAAAACAAACAAGGTCAGAGCAGATACAGCAGATTCACATGAACCGATGACAGATGATATGCTTTTATCCGCTATTCTTGGACAGAAAAAGATCACAAGGGAAGAAGCAAAAAAAATACCTACGGTAACTGCCTGCCTGGATTTTATTGCGGGAACGCTAGATAGTCTTCCAATCAGATTGTATCAGAAAACGGAACAGGGTATTGAGATTGTCAAAGATGATGTCAGAGTAAATCTCTTAAATCGGGATACCGGAGACACACTGACCGCAAAGCAGTTCTGGCGGGCAATCCTTGAAGATTATTACCTTGGAAGCGGAGGATATGCGTATATTGAGAGAGCCGGAACAAGAATAAGAAGCATTCGTTATGTTGAAGATTCAAAAGTCACTGTCATAAAGAATGAGCATCCGATTTTTAAAGATTATGACATTTATGTGTATGACAATAAATATTATCCGTTTGAATTTTTGAAATTTCTTAGAAAAACAACGGACGGCTGCACATCCTGCTCTATTGTGAAAGAAAACGACCTGATATTCGGTGTGTCGTACAACACTTTGATTTATCAGGAGAATCTTGTTAAAAAGGGTGGAAATAAAAGAGGATTTTTGAAATCCAAGCGAAAATTGTCCGAAGAAGCTATGACGAAGTTGAAAGACAGCTTTCGACGGTTGTATTCAAATAATCGTGAAAATGTGATTGTCTTAAATGATGGACTTGAATTTGAAGAGGCATCTAATACGTCTGTAGAGATGCAGATGAATGAGAATAAAGAAACAGACAGTACCCAGATTACCGGTCTTTTTAAAGTACCGTATTCTCTTTTGACCGGAAAGGGAATTACAAAAGAGGACAGGGAAAGTTTTATAAAATTCTGCATCACACCGCTTCTGGCAGATTTTGAGTGCAGTTTAAACAGGGACTTACTGCTTGAAAGTGAGAAGGGTTCCCGGTACTTCGCTTTTGATACCAAAGAACTTACCCGCGGAAATATCGAAGAAAGATATAAAGCGTATGAAGTAGGATTAAGAAATAATTTCTTACAAGTAGATGAGGTCAGAGAAAAAGAGGATTATGAACCTCTTGGAATCAACTGGATTCGCTTGGGACTAGACAGCGTTCTTTATGATCCAAAGACAAATATGATTTACACACCAAATACAAATGAGATGCAGCAGCTTAAAGGTGTGCCGTTAAAGAAAGAAGGTAAAGACAATGAAAGTGGAGTTGAGAAATGACAGTGTTTACATTGAGGGTTATGTGAATGCTGTAGGTCGGGATTCCCGACCAATTCGTGACAAAACTACCGGAAAGCGTTTTGTAGAGCAGATTGTTCCGGGCACTTTTAGAAGAGCCCTTGCAAAAAACGAAGTAAAGTTATTACTTGATCACGATCATAGCCGGGAGCTTGGTTCAACGGAAACGAACCTGACGTTGTATGAGGACAACATCGGTTTAAGAGCAGAAGCGGAGATTACGGACCCGGAAGTCATTGAAAAGGCAAAAAATAAGAAACTCCGAGGATGGTCCTTTGGTTTTAAAGAAAGAGATGCATCCGAAGAAGAGACAAAATCAGGACTCACAAGAAGATATGTAGAGGACATGATCCTTGCCGAGGTGTCATTGATTGATGAGAAAAAGATTCCGGCTTATGAAGGAACGAGTGTTGAAACCAGAGCAGAGAGTGAAGAACTCATCAAAGCAGATGTAATGGAAGTAAAAACAGATTATGTTGAGCGGGCAGAGGTGAGCAAACCATCACTGGAACATTATAAAAAACGCATCTTGAAACTCAAAGGAGGAAGAGACGATGAATAAAAACAGAAAAAGAGTAGCAGTAAAACAGGAAATGCAGAACAGAGCCGAGGATTTAAAAAGCATTGCAGAACAGAGGGCCGAATTAGTTGAAAAATTAGAAGCTCTGACGCAGCAGGCAGACACAGAACAGAGAGCCTTTACAGAGAAAGAGGAAAAGGACTTTGATGAGACGGAAAGTGCAATCAAAAAACTGGATGATACTTTAAAAAGAATGGAAAGAGCACGGGATATTCCGTTAAATGCGACAGAAACAAAGAAAAAAGAAGAAAAATCGGATGATCCGGAAGCATTGGAGGAAAGGGCTTTTGCTGCTTACGTCAGAGGAGAGGTCTTAGAGGAAAGAGCCGATGTAAATATGACCACCGGGGATAATGGTGCAGTAATTCCGTCCAGCATCGCCAACAAGATCATTAAAAAGGTACATGATATTTCTCCAATCTTTCAGTTGGCAGAAAAATATCATGTTTCCGGCAACCTGTCCATTCCGTATTACGATGAAAGCTCACAGCAGATCACGATGGCGTATGCTACAGAATTTACGGATCTTGAGAGCACGTCCGGTAAGTTTGCAAGCATTGAATTAAAAGGATTCCTTGCAGGAGCATTGAGTAAGGTTTCAAAATCTCTGATCAACAATTCCAGTTTTGACATTGTGCCATTTGTTATTAATGAAATGGCAGAATCTGTTGCAAGGTGGATTGAAAACCAGCTTTTGAATGGAACAAAGGATAAGATTGAGGGATTGTCGAAAGTTACCACTCTGACTGCCGCAGCGCAGGCAGCGGTCACAGCAGATGAGCTGATTGATGTGCAGGAAGAAGTACCGGATGTTTATCAGGCAGATGCAATTTGGATCATGAGTAAAAAGACCAGAACTGCTATCAGAAAATTAAAAGATTCTGACGGAAATTATATCTTAAACAAGGATGCGACAAGCCGCTGGGGATATACCCTTTTCGGAAAAGACGTATATACGTCCGAGAATATGCCGGATATGGCGGCAGGAAAACGTGCCATTCTTTATGGAGACATGAGCGGACTGGCAGTTAAGATTTCGGAGGACATGAACATTCAGGTTCTGCAGGAGAAATTCGCCACCCAGCATGCCGTAGGAATCATTTCATGGATTGAATTAGATGCAAAGATCCAGAATGCACAGAAGCTGACCGGATTAACGATGAAAGCAGCTTCATAGAGCGGTTCATAAGGAGGAGCAGACATGATTGTAAAAGCTATGGAGAACTTTAGCGGAAAAATAGCAATGTCAATCGGGCAGGTCAGGGATATCCCGGAGGGGGAAACCCTTACCGACCTGCTCCAGGCAGGATATGTTACAGCAGTTGATGAGCAGCCAAAAAAGGCTGCCAGAAAGAAGAACGGAACATGAAAATAAGTGAGGTTACAGAAGAAATTCTTGCTGAATATGCCAGAATAGACGAGCCGGAAGAAGTAGAGTTAAAAGAGCTTGCGGATATGAAAAAACGTGCAGTTGCATGGATAAAAAGTTACACCGGACTTAACGAGGATGAGCTTGATCAGCATGAAGATATTACACAGGCTTTATTTTTACTTGTCATGGATATGTTCGATAACAGGAATCTGTATATTGAAGGAAAAGCCTCTAATGTAAATAAGGCAGTGGAGAGCATTTTGTCAATGCACTCCACGAACCTACTCTAGTTGTTACTTAGGAGAAGAGATGAAAACATTAAATATTGGACGATTGAATAAAAGGCTCACTTTTTTAAGACTCACAGACTCTGAAGATAAAATTGGACAGACTGTACAGAAATTAAAACCGTATCGGACTGTCTGGGGGTCCCTCTATCCGGTTAGGGGGACAGAATTCTATGAGATACAGAAAATTCAAAGTAAAGTGACTCATAAATGCTATGTGCGATACCTTCCGGGTATTGACACGAACTGCTATATCCGCTTTAAGGATAAAACGTACTCCGTCGAGAGTGTCATAAATGTTAATCTTGAAAACAAGATGCTTGAAATTTTATGCTCCGAGTACATAAATAAGGAGGAAATGCGGGAAGATGAATGATTATACTCTGAGAGTGGAAGGATTGGGTGAACTCAAAAAGAATCTGGATGAGCTGGTCAAAAAATATCCCGATAGAGCCGGAAATTTACTTCGTGCAGAGGCATTGAGCTTAAGAAAAAATGTCGCGAGCGAGATGCGGCAGAAAACAAATGTTAGCGAAAAAAGTAAAAAGTCTCTTGGAAAAATAAGAAATTATAAGGTGTCACAGGTTCAGGGTTTAGGAGCATACCAGTTCGTAGAAATTAGTGCAAAATCCCCTCACTTTCATCTTGTGGAGCATGGTCATGTTTTAAAATCTCATAAGCAGGAAACTATCGGTTTCGTACCGGGAAAACACATCATGGAAAGCGAAGTAAAAAAATATCAGGAACAGGCACCGGCTATGGCAGAGGCTATGATAGAAGCCTTGTTGAGAGAGGAAGGACTTATCTGATGACTTTGTTAGAAGTGAAAAAGGGACTGCTTGCGAGAATGAAAGAAGCATTTCCAACTTCAAAATATAAGTATTACAGTATGGCGGTTTCAGAGGGATTTCAACGACCGTGTTTTTTTACACAGTTAAAACCAACTGATACCAGTCCGAGAAATTATAACACTAGGAATATGCAGGCAACTCTTTATATTAATTTTCTGCAAGAGTCAGCAGATGAAGCGGAAAGCCTTGCGGTTATTCAGAAAATACAGGATATTTTCGGTCTGTATGTAAGAATTGACAAAAGAATTATTCATGTAATAAATATGGACTGGGATTTCATAGGAAAAGAAAATAATATCCCCGAAATCAGAATTGACCTGCTTTGGGGAGAAAAAATAGAACATAAAAATAATCTGCCTGTTATGGAAAAGGCAGACTTCAACGTTGAGAAAGGAGATTCTTAAAAATGGGAATGCCAAGTATTTCAATTTCATTTACAGAAACAGGAAGCACAGCAATCAGCCGTGGAGAAAGAGGAATCATTGCGATGATTTTAAAAGATGCCATTCCGGCAAAAAATCCTGTGGTATGTAAAACAGAATCGGATGTGCCGGTTTCGTTATCAGAGGCATCTAAGGAGCAGATTGCACTTGCTTTTAAAGGGTATGAGTATTCTCCGCTCCTTGTAATGATTTATGTCATTGCCGCAGATGCAAAAGATTACAGTGCAGCTTTAAATTATTTTAAGACAGTTAAGTTTGACTATCTTGTTGCACCGTCAGCAGAAACAGATAAGCAGACCACAGCAATCGTTAATTATGTGAAGTCTGAACGTGGATCAGGAAAACTGATCAAGGCAGTTCTTCCAAATACAACCGCGGATTGTGAGGGTATTGTGAACTTTGCTACTGAAAAAGTGATTGCAGGCAGTAAAACATATACGACGGAGCAGTATTGTTCAAGAATTGCCGGGATTATCGCCGGAACACCGTTATATATGTCCTGCACATATGCTCCGTTGCCGGAATTGACTGACTGCTCCAGGTTGACGAGAGCAGAGATGGATACAGCGGTTGATGCAGGAAAGATGATCGTATGGTTTGATGGAGAGAAAGTCAAGACAGCGCGTGGTGTGAACAGCCTGACAACGTTGACCGCTGCGAAGAATTCACAGTTTCAGAAAATCAAAATCGTGGACACCATGGACATGATTGAAAATGATATCAAGAGAACAGCGGAGGATAATTATCTCGGAAGATACGCGAACACTTATGATAACAAGTGTCTGCTGTTGTCTGCCATCGGCAATTATTTTGAGAAAGTGAAACAGGATAATATTTTATCCGGCTATAGCATCGAGATTGATGTTGACGCCAACCGTGCTTATTTAAAAGATAAAGGAAAAGATGTCGATGCTATGTCGGATGATGATATCAAAACAGCCAATACGGGTTCCAGTGTATTTTTAAAGGCTACGATACAGATTCTGGATGCCATTGAGGATATTGTTTTACCAATTACGATTTAAGGAGGGGCTTCTATGTATAAGACAAATAAAACTATCAATGGAACCTTTGGAGAAGTATGGGTTGATGACTATTATATGGCAGAAGTAACAGGAATGCAGGCAAAGGTTACTTTAAAGAAAGATTCCGTAAATCAGACCGGAACATTGGCAGAAGGATACAAGGTTACCGGCTTAGAGTGCAAGGGAACATTAAAATATAACAAAGTGACCTCGTATTTTATCAGGCTGCTTTCTGAAAATTTGAAAAAAGGAAAAGAAACGGTCTGCACCATTATCTCAAAGTTGGCTGATCCGGAAAGTGATGGTGCAGAAAGAATTAAATTGACAGGGTGCACTTTTGATGAACTGACTCTGGCAGACTGGGAAGCAAAAAAACTTGGCGAAGAGAGTGTCCCATTCACATTTACCGGTTGGGAACTTTTAGATACGATCAAACCACTGTAGGAGGAAAATTACAATGAATGTAGTAGATAGATTATTAAAAGCAGATGTAAAAAAAGCTGAAGAACTGGAAACCGGTTCCTTTTCGTCTAAAAGACTTGCAAAAATCTTAGGAGAAAAGGAAGCTGTTCCGGTTGAGATCAAAGAAGTTCCATCCAGAAGATTAAATGACATTGTTTCCTATCAGCTTAAGGGAAATGGAAGTTTTGATTATTCAAAAAATTTCGATGCAAAGATCATGATGTGTGTGGAGGGAATTGTAAGCCCTAATCTTAGAGATGCAGCTTTACAGAAACATTTTGAGTGCAAGAGTGCAAGTGAGCTTTGCGAGAAGCTCTTTGGAAACGAGATTACTGATATCAGCGATGCAATCAGTGAACTTTCCGGGATTTCCGATAACGATGAGGAAGAGGTAAAAAACTAATCAAGGCGAACAAGGAGGTTCGCTGTATGTACCTCCTTTTTCGCTTTCACAATATCCTTCCAAGTCAGTACCGGGATATCGGATACGGAGAGAGAATTGTGTTACAGGCATTCATGGATTACCAGTTAGAGGAGATGCAGGAAGAGATAGCGGCGCTAGGAGGGAAAGACTAGATGTCAGGAAAACACGTTGATGTAACGCTTCGATTAATTGATAAAATTACCGGTCCGTTGAAAAATGCAGAAGATAAATTAACGAGAACTGCTAATCAGTGGACAAAAGCAGGAAGGAAGATTCAGAACGCAGGGAAAAACATCTCGAATGTTGGTTCTAGTTTAACAAAAAGTATTACGGTCCCTGTTGCCGGAGCAGGGATTGCCTGTCTTAAAGTTGCGAGTGATTTTGAAAAAGGAATGAGCACCGTGCAATCTATCTGTGGTGCGTCAGGGAAAGAACTCCAGAACTTATCCGATAAAGCGAAAGAAATGGGTGCAAAGACAAAATTCTCTGCAACAGAGGCAACGGATGCTTTTAAATATATGGCAATGGCCGGTTGGAACACGCAAGAGATGATGGATGGAATCGAAGGTGTCATGTATCTTGCAGGAGCAACAGGGGAAGACCTTGCTCAGACATCCGATATTGTAACCGATGCTCTGACTGCTTTCGGAATGTCAGCGAAGGAAACAAACAGATTTGTCGATGTTTTGGCTAAAACAGCAAATAATTCGAATACAAATGTCGGTATGCTGGGAGAATCCTTTCAGTATGTAGCTCCGGTTGCAGGAGCATTGAAATATAATGTTGAGGATATATCCACTGCCCTTGGCTTGATGGCTAACAGTGGCGTAAAAGCATCGATGTCTGGAACTTCATTACGTTCCTGGCTGTCCAGAATGGCAGATCCTACAGATAAAGTTGAAGCCGCTATGAAAAAACTGGGAATTTCCCTGACAAATTCTGATGGAAGCATGAAGGACTTTAAAACAGTGATGCAGGATACAAGGAAAGGTTTTTCCGGTTTGTCTGAAGCACAAAAGTCACAATACGCATCGACGATTGCAGGAAAGCAGGGAATGAGCGGCTTACTTGCTATCGTAAATTCATCAGATGGAGATTTTGAAAAACTATCTAATTCTATTTATGACGCAGATGGAGCTTGTAAGAAGATGTATGACACTGCTCAAGATAATCTGCAGGGTCAGTTGACGATATTAAAATCTACGCTTGAGAGCATCGGTATTAGCTTGGGTGAACGGATGACACCGTATGTAAAAAATGCAACAGAGTGGTTGCAGAAGCTGGCAGAAAAATTCAATTCCTTATCTGACAAGCAGAAAGATATGATCATAAAGATTGCCTTAGCAGCAGCAGCTATGGGACCTTTCCTTCTGATATTCGGAAAGGCAACAACTCATATTGGAAAAACCGTAACCAATGTCGGTAAATTTGGCAAGGCGATCAGAAACGCCGGAGGCTTCATGAAATTATTAAAATCTCCTTCTGCCATCGTTGTTGCGTCTTTGCTTGCCATCGTCGTTGCAGGCGTTTTGGTGTACAAAAATTGGGACAAGATTAAAAAAGCCGGTGGAAAAATGTGGTCTTATATTAAAAAGGTTTTTAAAGATATGGGACTTAGCGGCAAAGATGTGAAAGAGCAGTTAGAACCGATCGGGGAGAAATTCCAGTCGATCGCCAAGCATGCGAAAAAACTGTGGAAGATTTCCAAGCCATATTTAAAAAAATACGGGGATATGGTAAAACTTGTGTTCGGTACATATTTCGGTGTGGCAATCGGACAGGCAGTCGGTATCATAAAAGCCTTTTTTAAAAGCATTACCGGCTTTGTCAAAGGAATCATGTCGATATTTGATGGTCTAATTAAATTTATTACCGGAGTATTCACAGGAAACTGGTCAAAAGCGTGGGATGGTGTCAAGGAGATCTTTGGCGGTGCGTTTGAAGGTCTGAAAAGCCTGTGTAAGTTGCCGATGAATGCCGTGATCGGTATGATCAACGGTGCCATTTCGGGAATCAACAAACTGGGGCTTAAAATACCGGACTGGGTACCAGAGATAGGTGGTAAGAATTTTTCGATTAATATACCGAAAATTCCAATGCTTGCAGTCGGTACAAAGAACTGGCGTGGTGGTTTTGCACAGATTTCAGAGCGTGGTGGTGAGATCGTCGATTTACCGAAAGGAAGCCGCGTTTATCCTCATGATGAAACAGTCAGAAAAGCATATAGCGATGGTGCTAAAAGCAGCCGAGGCTCTTCGATTGTCATCGCAAAACTGGCAGATACCATTGTCGTCCGGGAAGAAGCGGATATTGATAAGATCGCTACCAGAATTGTAAATAAACTCAGTGATACATCGAAAAATCTTGGAGGTGCGGAACTTGGATATTTATATTAAATGGGATTCTGATAAAAAAGGGTTTTTGCTTCCGATCAATCCAGAGGGATTTGAGCTATCTGATTCTATGAACAATACGTCTGTCATTGTTCATAACCTCGGAGAAATTAATTTAAAAGGTAAGAGAAGTCTTTGGACCATCACATTAGAGTCCTTTTTCCCGCACCAGAAATACAGCTTTTCAAGAGGAGCATATCATGATCCGTATGAGTATTACATAAAAAAACTCAAAAAGCTGTTTGAGAAAAATACTACGATCCATTTAATTATTACCCAAACAAGCATTAACGGCTTTTTTACGATTGAATCATTTACATATGGGAACAAGGAAAAGAATGGGGATGTCTCATACAGCCTGAGTTTAAAAGAATTCAGAGCAATCAAGTCCTCTTCTGTTAAGAAAAAGAAGACCACAAAAAAGATATACGGTGGGAGCGGAGCCGCAGGGGCAGGGTCGTCTTCCAGAGTTACCAAGACACCGCAGACCAGTGTATACGTCTGGAAAAAGGGCGATACCTGGCAAAAGGTTACAAAAAAATGCCTTGGTTCATCAGAAACATGGAAAATAACAAAACAAAGGAATGCAGCTGTCATTAAAAAGGCTAAGAAAAAGCATCCCAAGAAGAAAGAAAACGCGGCATTGATCGGTTACAAGGTGGTGGTTTTGGATTGGTAAAATTGAGATGGAAGGACAAATGGATTGATTTTGTGTCTGTCGATTGGAGCGGGACGGACAATCAGTGCTCCCGTCAGGTGGCTTTTTCTGTTCCAAACAACCCTTACGATAAAAACTTTGAACAGCTTGGGATTGCTCTCGGCGATCTGATTTACTTATATGATAAAAAACGCTTTTTTATCGGAACTGTTACAAACCGGGAGCGATCTGCTGAAACAGGATCAGCAACTTATACAGTGAAAGATTTTATGCATTATCTACTCAACTCTTCCGGAACTTTTAAATTTAAAAACACGACACCGGAAAAAATGACACGAAAAGTATGTAGTGACTTAAAGATAAAGACAGGAAGTCTTGCTGTCACAAATTTTAAGATTTCAAAACTTATTTTTAATGATCAAAAAATGTATGACATTATTGTTGCCGGATATTGTAAGGCAAAAGCAAAAACCGGAAAGAAATACATGCCTGTGATGGATGGTGTAAAGGTTGCGGTTATCGAGAAAGGCAAGGCTTCCGGTGTGAAGTTGACACAAGGGGTTCATATTACAGGAGCAACTTACAGCGATACAACTGATAACATGGTCAATACGGTTAACATTTATTCATCGAAAATGAAAAAACTGGGACAGGTTCGAAATAAGAAGAATGTGTCGCGGTACGGCATATATCAAGCCGGTTATACAAAAGAGTCCGGTGTGGATGCTAAGGCGGAAGCCAAGTCCATGCTGGTCGGTGTCACAAGCGAAATTACTGTGGAAGCTCCTGGGAATCTTAAAGCGATATCCGGCCGTAGCATCAAAATCGATGATAAAGCAACCGGATTAAAAGGAACTTTCTATATCACGGCAGACCGTCACAATTTTTCTAACGGAGTCCATACAATGACATTGACTTTGTCGAGAGTAAACGAGATGGAGGAAGGAGCGGAAGCGGAGGAAGATTCCGGAAAGAAGGAACTGGAAAATCAGGCGAAGTGTTATTATCTTTCGACTTCAACTATTTATCATTCCTCGACTTCCTGTTCTGCCTGTGCAGGGAAAAATACTAAGAAATCGACAGTGCAGGAAATAAAGAAAATTCGTATTGAAAGCGGAAAGAACAAAGGAAAACGTAAGTATCGTCCATGTTCAAAATGCTGGATCACTTAAAGGAGGCAGTGCTATGAATGCATATGAAAAGTTCATTAAGATTATCCGTGAAGAAGCCGCTAGAAGTAAGAAAAATTATTTGATCAAACTTGCGGAAATGACCGGTAAAGATTCCTGTCGAACCGGAACGTTAGAACTTGATAAAGACGATCTGATCGTGAACGAAACATTAAAAGGAAAGCTGCAGGCGGGTGATGTTGTTCTGATCACGCAGATATCAGAAGAAACTTTTGCAATTTTAGCAAAGGCAGGTGAGTTATAATGTTTCCTTTTGACATAGAAGACGATGAAGTTGATGTTGAGGTTGAAGAAGCAGAAGAGCCGGCTGATTATGAAATCGATTTTGAAACAGGGAATCTTACAGGGAGAATTATCACGGGTCTTGATGCGATCATACAGAGGGCAAGGATTGTCCTGAACACTGACCGTTATTTTTATTCTCAATATAGTTGGGACCATGGAGCGGAGTTGAACCAATTGATCGGCAAAAACTACGATAAGGATTATATCGAAAGTGAAGTCAAGCGGATGGTCAGTGAAGCCCTGATGACGGATGAGAACATTCTGGATGTCACAGATTTTTCAAGTTCCATGCAAAATGAGAAACTTACCGTCAGTTTTACAATCGATACGGTGTATGGAAGGAGGGAGTTAAGTGTTTGATGACAGACTTTTCGATAACATCATGCAGGAGATGATGGAAACCTTTGGAGCAGAGGTGCGAACGGATGAAGGCTCGCTGGCTTATAATGCGTGTGCAAAGATTGCTGAAAAACTTGAGGAAATTTATGGTGACATGGATGAGATAAACGATAATCTGCTCCCGGATACGCAGGATGACAGCCATCTGATTGAATACGGTCGTGAGCGCGGACTTGAATATAAATATGCGACATGTCCGGTGGTCAGAGGTGTCTTTCAGCAGGAGATTGAGATTGGAGAGAGATTTTCCTGTAATGGTTATGTTTATGAAGTTACAGAGTTAATTGAAAATTTTGATTATAAATTAACTTGTGAAACGGAGGGCGTTGCTGCAAATGCGAACAGGGGAAGTCTTGAGCCTGTCGATTATATCGATGATTATAAAGGCGGGCAATTAACAGATATTTTTGTGGCAGGAACAGAGGATGAGGATATTGAGAGTTTCCGCCAAAAGGTTCTTGAAACGTTTAAAGCCACTGCTTTTTGCGGAAACAAAGCAGATTACAGAAAATATGTAAATGCAATACAGGGTGTCGGCGGCTGTAAGCCGAAGAGACGCGAGCAGGGCTCTCCATGGATCAACATTTATGTTATAAGTTCTGATTTCAAAGCACCGTCGGATGCTTTGATCACAGAAATACAGACAGCAGTCGATCCGGTGCAAAGTCATGGAGAGGGCGATGGGATGGCACCTATCTGCCATCAGGTTCAGATCCTTGCGGTAGAGGAAATTGCTGTTAATTTATCCGTTAAAATTCAGTTTGATACCGATTATTCAGAAGAAACGAGCCGTTCCCAGATTGAAAGTGTCATAGAAGATTATCTGCAGTCATTAAGAAAAACGTGGGAGAGTCTCGAAACTGATCATATGATTGTCCGTATCAGTCAGATTGAATCAAAAGTGTTGTCGGTAGAGGGAATCTTAGATGTTTCAGAGACAACATTAAATGAAGTCGCTGCGAACCTGTCACTGGATCATAAAAAAATCCCGGTACTGGGGGAGGTGCATATTAGTGTTTAATGCCCCGGAAATTATTATGAATATTAAAGACATTGCAGAAATTTACAAGATAAACGATTCACAGGAAGCAGAGCTTGAGAATGCAGTTGAAATATTGGAAAACAACATTTTTCTTGAAAAAATGGGGGAGCAGATGATTGCCCGTTGGGAGAAAATGCTGCAGATAACACCCCAGGACAACGATACCGTTGAGGATAGAAGATTTCGTGTAAAGGCGAAAGCATTAGAAAGATTACCCTATTCTTACAGGGTCCTTGTCCGAAAATTAAATGTGTTATGCCCGGAAGGGTATACGATGCTGATTTCTGCGGCACATGATGATATTCAGATAAAACTTGCACTAACTTCTAAGAAAATGATATCAGATGTCACAGAGTTATTAGAGGAAATCCTGCCTCTTAATATGACTTATAACGTTCAGGTTATGTGGAATCAGCATATCACGCTGAAAACATTTACACATAAAGAACTTTCAAAACATACGCACAAGCAGATCAGAGAGGAGGTTTTAAGCCTTGTCAACGAAAACGAGTAATTTTGAATATACGAAACCCGGAGTAGACGAATTCTATGATGTGACAGAATATAATCAGACACTGGATCAGATTGATGCCGATATACAGGCGAGAAAAGAAGCGGAAGAGCTAAAAGCAGCATCCGGTGTCTATGGTCATGTTAAATTAAGTGATTCATCAGCCGTTACGGACAGTACTGGATTGGCACTGCCGGCTACCGAGAAAAATGCGAGTATTGATGGAACATTGGCAAACCAGATAGCTAATATCAGAGGACTTGATTTGATCTGGTACAATACCGGAAGCAACTTTAATATGACAGACTCTTACTCCGAGAATCAGAATGTTGCTGTTCCAGAAAAATACGATGCATTTATGATATTTTTTAATTCCGGAGCCGTATGCTGTATTCGTAACACTGTTGGGGCAGAAATCACAACTACCCATGTGTTAAATATTAATAGCAGCACATACGATCTTGTTTGGGCAAAAAGATAATTTTATATAAATAATACCACGCCTAACAGAGTCATAACATTTGAACCATGTTATTACAGAACATTCGCAGCGGGATCATCATATAAACTTGCGAACGGTACCTGCATTCCGCTTAGAATCTATGGAATTAAAGGATAAAAAGGATAATAAGGTAAGGAGGTTGAATCATGGAATATATCAAAGCAAATGGCGCAGAGTACGCCTACAGTTCAGTAATTACAGGAGTTGACAGCATTTCATTTTTAATTGAAGGACAGGCAGTAGCAGACATTGAGAAAGCCTTTCGACCGGTCACGGAGCTTACCGTGTCAGGTGGAGATGGAGAGGTTTATGGTACATATGAAAACCTGTCTTTTGAGTCTGCGACCGTCTATGAGGACGGAAGAGTAATGGTTACTATGCATATGAAATCTGCAACAGAACTTCGTTTAGAAAGCCTTGAGCAGACGCAGGCAGAGCAGGACGAGGTAATAGCAGAGTTGTTAGGGGGTGAAGCATAATGAGCAATTCAGCTAAAAACATCATGCTCCGTGTTATCCGCCGGAGAATGGCAGAGGGCGAAGAGTTTGAGGATATCTTAGCCGGTTATCCCAAGTTGACGGATGCAGAGAAAGAAGAACTCAGGGAAGCCGTTTTATAAGCTCCCGGAAAGGACAAGTCAGTGGTTTGGACATTTATACAAAATAACTGGTTGGAGTGGCTTTTTGCCGTCGTGACATTCATTCTCGGATGCCTCTACCGCGACGTAAGAAAGCGTCTGGAGGAAGAGAAAACGAAAAGTGATGCGATTGCAGAAGGAGTGCAGAGCCTGCTTCGGGAAAGTATCGTAGCGAATTTTAATAAGTATCATCAGGACAGAAAACATTGTCCGATTTACGCAAAAGAATCCCTTAAGCGGGTTTACAGTGCTTATCATAACTTAGGCGGTAACGATGTCGCGACCGCCCTATATGAGAAAATCTTAGAAATGCCGGAAGAACCGGAGACGACAGAGAAAGAGAGGTCAGATGAAGATGAGTAACAAAACAAAGAAGTGGTTAAAGGCTGCCGGAATCCGTGCAGCGAAAACAGTTGCACAGACAGCGGTAGCCTTACTGCCTGCCGCCGCAACGCTGTCACAGGTAGACTGGATGACAGTCGCCGGAACTGCAGCACTGGCAGGAGTAGCATCAATTTTAACATCAGTAGCCGGATTGCCGGAGATCAAGGAGGATTAAAACATGGCGAGAGATATCACAGCATTACACCCGGATTTACAGGTCGCAGCAGCAAAGTTGAAAGAAATCTGTAAAGCACATGGGATTTCGATTAATTACAGCGAATGCTTAAGAACAAAAGCGGAACAGGATGCGTTATATGCAAAGGGAAGAACAGCACCGGGAAAAATCGTCACAAAAGCCAAAGGAAGCTCTTACTCTTCCCAGCACCAGTGGGGAGTTGCCGTTGACTTTTATCTGGACATGGATGTCGATGGAGATGGACAGAAAGCGGACGATGCATTCAATGACTCCACCGGATTGTTTAAACAGGTGGCAGATCTGGCAAAGTCTATCGGGTTAGCCTGG